AGCACCACCATTTTCTACCTGTCTTATCGTTTCTGAGATTGCACTATACCAACCGCCGTAGTTGCCCTGCGAAAAAGGACCTGAGCCGGACGGTTCGTTAAATTCAGAATCATCTATTATTGAAGCATCATGCAGCTGAAATGAAGCTGCTTCATTAGCGCGTTCATTTAACGCAGGAATTCTTAATCCTGTATTTGCTGTGCGTATGGCAAATAATCGAATAGTCTCAGATGTACCATCTGAGTTAGAGGTTTGTAGCCTAATACGATAAGTTCCTCCTACTGATAGTGGATCAGGAGAAAAGGTTGCTGTGTTGCCTGATTGAACAAAGGAGGTTAAAGCCGTGTTGTCATCCTCAGGAGCCCACAGTAGAGAAAATGTAGTAAAAGCAGCAGTAGGCTCATCGTGGGTTAGAGTTACTAACCCATTATGTAATCCGTCCGAGCGAGAAACTCCCGGTACTCCAGAAGGAAGTCCAGCTTGATTTATGATTATCTTAGCCATGTTAGAAACATCTTCCTATTAAGGAAACATCGCGTTATTAGCAGGATTAGCACCGATATTAGAAACACTACCGCCAGGAGGTGTAATCTGATTTCCAAATCCATCTGTTCCTTGAAAATAGTTACCTATCACAAAGACTCCATTTGTCGGACCAGCTATACTAATAGCTAAGTTTACGGCACCCAGATTTTTGCCTAGAATATTATTACTGGAAATATTTACAACACTGGAGCCTATAATTCTAATATCTCCCTGACCTGCAGCTCCTACTCCCGTTAAAGCTCCTAGATTCCATTGAAAAAGATTAGAACTAAGAGTAGCTACATTAGAATTTGTAAGAGATAAACCTGCTCGGGAAATAACTAGACCAGCTCCAGCATGACCTGCAGTACTGCCATATACGTTATTACCAGTAACAAGGGCATTACTCATATTGTTAATAGATATTCCACTGCCTGTATTAGGTAAGGTTGTTTTACTCTCTTTAACTAAGTTATTAGAGATAATTACACCACTACCTGCTACAGTAGAGGTTACAGCTATACCCTGTGTTGCAGTACCTGTAATATCTTCTATTACATTTCCGTCAATAAGAATATCATTAGCATTAACACTAAAAACGGATACAAGTATTCCAATGCTAGGGGCACGCACAGGAGCAGGGCCTATCATATTATTACTTATAGAACCACGTACTAAACTAGCAGTAGTATTATCACAGACTATACCTCTAGAAGATCCTCTAATACTATTTCCTTTTATAGAATATCCAGATGAGTTGGCAAATCTAATACCACATTCTGACCCTGCAATGGATACTCTACTGTCAGTAATTTGATTACCTTGAACAACCGCATCATTCGCCGTGACAAGAATTCCATCTATTGTACTAGAAGGTGCCGAATCCGACAGGTATGCTAATGTATTATTAGAAACTAATAAACATCGACCTGGCTGTCCTACCCTAATGCCTGTGACTGTACCAGGTCCGGCACTAACTGCGACAATACCCGCTAATGTATTATCATTAACACTCAGATTTTCACCCAATAAAGGTGCTGCTGAAGGAGCAAAAATACCTATAGCAGTAGTTCCGTAGATAGTATCAACTTGATTTCCAATTACGAGAGTAGAAACATAAGCATTAAGAGTATCTATTCTAATACCATATGCTGCAGCTGTTTCATCAGCAGTAGGTCTGCCTATCTTTTTAACTCCATTAGATTGTATATTTAGTTTGGAACTAATAGTTGTAGTGGAGGCAGCTTGTCTTAAAACTTCTATACCAGTGGCATTTGTATAACCTCTAAGGCCAATAATATTATTATTGATAATACTCAGGTCAACAATTTCTGGAAAGTCATTTACCTGTATCCCAAAATGATGAGAAACAAAAGCTGAACCGGGCTCGTAGTTGCCTCCAGTATATGTATTAGATTCTATTAGAAGAGAAATACGTCCATAATAAGCAGGCACTGCAGGTAAAAATAGATTATATAGAGAAAATCCTACGTTGCCTCCAAAAACAGAACACCCTCTTATAGTATTCTTTAATGTAATACAATCATGAATAACTATTCCGCGTCCAGATTTACCTACGCTCAGATAAACAGACGTAGAATCTACTAAGAAGTTTGAACATGTAGTTGTTGTAGAGCCAAAAACTTCTATACCAGCAATACCTACACCCGTGGCTGTGGCATTAAAGTTCATTTCAATGACATTAGATCTAATAGTAGAATCCAAAGCATATTTAACGAAAAACGCTTTAGCATTATCCCCGGCTGAAGAATAGACTACCTCGCAATCAGAAACTGTAGATCTAATTAATCCACCGGAGGTTGGTTGAGATACCAATACCCCACCAGTGGCTAATGCTGCTGTAAATGAAAATCTAGAGGCATAAATATGTAAGTCCCAGGCATCAGATGTAGCAAATGACCCATTTGCAAAAGAAGTAAAGTTAATACCTTCAGCATTAAATGTATTAAGGCGCGTGAAGTTAGTAAAATGAGTAGTCGGGCCACGTACTTCAATAATAGAATCCCTAAGTGCCCCTCTCAGCGTTCCTTCATCCGCAGTAGGACCAAAGAAAATAATAGCACCAACTGTACCGCCACAGCTCAAAAAGCATTGGCTCGCATCTAGAGTTAAATCGTATTCCCCATCTGCGACTATTGCGGAGATCAAAGGAGTAAAGAGAGTACTTGTCTTTACGTTATACAATCCAACACGAGTAGAACCTTCCTTTAAGTCTATGACTCCGGTAGTTGAAACAGTTGCTTTATCTAGATAAACATTATATAGATTAAGTGCAGTTGTCGGAGAAAACATTGCAGTAGTAACACCACTACCAGCTAGTATAACATTCAGGTCAGAACCTGAAGTTGATTCTCCTACTATGGTAACTGGAATAGAACTTGCAATCGGAGTTGATATAGAATATGTACCATGTTTAACAAAGATGACAACAGATGTTAACCCTGCTGCTATAGCAGCGGCAATAGCCTGTTGAAAGGGTACCTGTGTTTCTCCGTTAAAATCTCCTACAGAAGAGCCGATTCCCGTACCAATTGTAAAAGAAACTGTCTTGGATCCTTGAATAGAACCTGCATAATCATAATATCTAATCTTACTAATATCAGAAGGATAGGGGGCAGAAGACCCCACCTTCATTTCTCTTAGTTGCTGGGCTAAGAAATCTACATGGTCCTTCACGGACTCTATTTGCAAATCGGTACGCTGGCCAGCAGCAAAAGGAGAGGCGATTATAGCTTCACCACGACTTTCATCTCCAGCAAAGAACCTCTTAAGTTTGTCTGGGTGAGTAGAAGTAGTCGAAATATATTCTACATGTGCAGTAGTTCTAGGTATTATATATTCAGGACCAGAGACGTTTTGTACTATAGTGCCATGAGGCTTAGCGGAGGCTAATCCTGTTGTTAACGTAACAAAACCATTTTCACGATCTATAGAGTCTAAAATCTTGTTCTCTGTGCCGATAAGGATATGGTCTGTACTCTCTAGAAGGCTTGTAGCATCTAACACTTTTATTAAAGTATCACCCGCGTCTGCGTCTTCTTCCAATACAGTACTATACTGCGAAGTGACAAGACCTGGATTTACTGCGGCAGTAATATGTCCTAAAGAATCAGTACGCAATATAGCCAATGGCACATTTACACTGCCATCATCATTAGAAGCAGTAAATGAGGTATTAGATATAGGAGATTTTATAGTCCAGATAGTACTAGTTCTAGTATTGACCTCCTGTACATACTCTTTACCCTTTAGAGTTCCAGCACCGTTATCGAATGTAGGGTCCCAAAACGCCTTATCGTCTAGAGTAGTAGGACTCTCCTGGAATGTTATTTCTAAATAAAAGGTAGAGTTTGCTCCTAAAAGCGTAATTGTTTGAGATGCTTCTACAGATTCTTCATTGGTAACTAGCTTACCAGAGGCATCTATATATGCACCATTGTGAATAGTAAGCTCACCCGGTGAAGCCGTCTGATCTGCTAACTCAATACGAAAACCATGAAGAGCATACGAAGAACGCCCTTGCAACACTTCTACATGGTCTTGCGCAATTACAGCATCGGTGTAACCAGTAGCCGCATAATCAAAATCAACTTTGTCAATGCGTTGATTTGCGTGAAGGAGTAACTTATCAGCCATTTGTATTACCTTTTATATATGATAGTTACTTTAATACCAGCAGCTCTTATTAAGTCTAGTAAATAAAGTATGTTATCAAACTCATCGACAGGAACTCTAAGGGGGAAATCATACCCAGAATCAGAAGGAGTGCTATTCTGAGAAGCGTAGTTTATAGGCTCACCAAACAGATGTGATTTAGTTGGCACAAAAGGAGTTTCGAAGTGAAGTATGTTATCTGTCCGGCTACTATACCGGAGATCTTCCTGATTTGCTAGGCCAAACGACAGAATCGCCCCACCTGCCCCAGCACTGAACCCAGCCCCTGAAGAGATCTCAATGTCTGAATAGGCGATGGATACACTTACACCGGCTTGCCGGGGTAGTTCATGTTCTATAAAGAAAGATACAGGGAGCGGTGCACGATTGGCATAAGCAATGGTGCCCTTATGAAACTCATCTACCTGGGTGACGTTAACAACGTCATTCAGGGGCACAATGAAAGCGCCAGCGCCACCGGGAGCTCTTGGAGATATCAAAGGACTCTCTATGGTGATTGTATCCGTTGACTCATCTACAGCCGTAACAAAACAAATCTCGTCTTTTAAGGCAGGATCGTTAGGACTTGACACCAAGATACGGAAGCCGCCAATCAATGACAAGTGTGTTGCAGCAATAGTTCCTGGTTCCATATTCAGGATTGTACCACTAGAAGGACTAGCTATAGCTATTGTCGAGTATGCCTTTAGACAGACACGAGTAGCTGTCATGAACTCGTCTTCTACTTGGATTGTAAAGCTTCCACTTTCTGGAAAGGCAGAAGCGTCTTCTACTTCTATAGAAGCGGCACCGCCACTGACATTTACATCTAACCCTAACACAGTAGGTGGTGACAGGTTTGTCACTAAAGTAGTAGTAACGTTTGGCTTAGGTGATAGTTCATCTGGACTATATACATAAGGTCCAGGGAAAGGATAGAGCTTAGGACCGTGGATGTCACCAGACTCTAGTTGGTCTAACCCTAACTCAGCATATGTGGGACTATAGAAACTTACTTCATCCCCTGCTAAGTGGGCTGTTTTAAGGCCAAAAGGTATACGCAATGAATCAAAGGATTCAGTCTTTACATAGCCTACATACTCTGCATCGAACCCTATAAATGGTCCTGTATAAATTATTACAGTGCCTGCAGTAGGCCACGAAGAGATATCCCCTGTTTGTATTACTAAATCGCCAGCGGCGGCATCTGTTGCTAAGTTAGCTACATGGATTGAGAAAAAGTCATGTAGGTACGAAGCTGTGAGCAGATTCTGAACGCTCTCCGGTCTCTTGATAAGGATATCTACTCTGCGGGGCCAGGACTGTATTACATCCCAACCCTGGCCTGGGAAGACAGCTGTTCCTAAAAGCGCTACGGACGTGGGAGGAATAAACTCCACTAGTGTTCCGGCTGGTACCTCTACAGGTATGGTGTACTTGAGATTGATAGTACTATCTGTAGTATTACGGCTAGTATATTGTACTAGTATAGTAGGAGCCGTACCAAGACGAATGACGCCTTCCTCATCTGGCAGATAACCAAGGTTACCTATGTGCAGAGAGAAAGACGAAGTAGAGTAATCTCTAGTTGTGTAGGTTACTCCCGGTAGCGGTTCAGGAAGCTCGTGATCAAATAACGTAGGAGATATTGTAAGCACGTTAGTAGTAATGTCATTACCATATAGTTGTACAATCTCCTCTTCGGGGGTTCCAGGGCCTAAGACTAGAGTATGTTTCTGACCCGCAGAAAAGTTCTGGGGAAACATCTCAGAGTTAATGACAAGAGCTGCACTAGAGCCAGCAAGACTCGAAACGAGTATAGACTTTGCGTTTCGAGTGACAGCTAGATGGTCAAATGCTGTAGGAGACGATAGAGTGATAACATTAGAGACTACATCTACAAACTTGTACTCTAACGTTTCCTCTGTGGCCAGTCCTGCATCTAAAATGACTATTCCTGCCTGAGGCACATCTTCTACAGAAACCATCTGTAGTTTTCTAGAACCAGCGGGTGAGTCAACCAATAGATTGGAGGTAATAGTAACTTGCGGCCCTAGCATCAGCTCTAGGATATCTCTGAACTTATTAGCTATCTGCTTATACTGAAGAGCTATTATCTTAGTGGCAGCACGCCACTTAGCATCAGTGAATCCAATAGCAGGGCGATGCAGGCCATAGTTCCCTGAGATTACATTAAGATACTTACCGGTTGCCCAATCTAAGGACAACTCGTCAACTACCTGCTGTAACTTATTTCTAATCAGGGCCATTATGTAATAATTATCAGTGAGGTGCCATCGGAAGCGGTAGAAACTGGAAGCTCATTTTCAAGAATGGTTAGGTTCTGAGAAGGAGTTACTACCTTGCAGGAGTACACGCCGTCTACATTATGAACAGCATCGTATATTCTAGATACTATTACGTCGTCCCCTAGACGTAGCGAACTGATGTAAGTGGCAACAGCTGTTCTAACGTCTTCGTACAAGTCGGCTTCGGTAAAGCCAGGCTTAGCAGAGAGGGAGATACGGATGTTAATTCGGCGAATCGCAGGCGGCTCTACAGCAAGGAAAATGCCAGCAGCTTTCACGCCTGGATAGTTAACCTCGTCTTCAGGGTCACCTTCAAGAACCTTTTGTACGCTACTGATTAGGTTTATGTAGTAAGAGTAACTGGCTACTATATAGCTTCCAGCAGGTACTGCCTCTCTTAGCTGGAACTCGCCAGTGCCTTTATTAAGCTTATAATCCACTTCTCTAATGAGTGGCCTAAACTTATCCTCGCTAGATTGCACATAGATAATCTCAGTATTTCGTACTACTGGAAAGTGATTGAGCCTGAACCTTAGTTGTCCTGTCTCAGTTAATGTATTCACTATATCCACATATGAAACTAAGGAGTTAGCCCCAAAAGAAACAGTGTCTACTAACTCCAAGAGGTTGCCAAACCTCGATGTATATTCCACCAAACTATTACTAGAACCATCATCGATGAGAATAAAGCCTGATGAAGGAAACTTCGAACCATCAGTTAACTCTATCGTAGTTGCACCCGCTGCATCTGCAGCTAGGGTTGAGGTTGCTAGAACAGCGTAGTCAGCCACAAAACCTGAGCCGTCGTCTATGTAAACTATCACTTCATCTAAGTTGTAGTTTTCTATGACGTTAGAGCTAAGGACTTTCTGTCCTGTAGTAGCATCCTCTACTGTCTTCGACGCAGCTTTTAGAGCTAAGACAGTTCCACGCGAAAGACCTTGTATTTGCTCTACGGCTCGCTGAACGAGGGCTTCATCTCTTTCTTGCTCAGCGCCACCGGCCATCGAAGTAGTCGAGTATACTCCAGCACCAGTAAAGGGAGCACCTCCTAAGAACTTCGATACTGAACCGGGAGTGGCATTTCCATTAACACCAGGAGTAGTAGATTTGGCTATAACTTCATTAGAATAGTAGTTCCCTGCATCTATGAAAGCTTGTTCTTGGGTACCGTAGATCTTCGCTGCTGAAGAGCTAGTAGCCGGCACCATAACTTGATAGCCGGAGTTTATGGTATGCGAAACAGAACTTGTGACCAGTGAAACTCTATCTCCCACTATAGCTTCCCATTCAAGAGGAGTGCTTAGTGTTAAAAGATTAGTCGTAGTATTATTGAAACTTACCGATACGTCTTGTGTTCTAGAGGTACTCTCTCCAATGCGAATAACATAAGGAAATCCATTAGTTGGAAATATGGTACTATCAAATAAGTACAGAGTTCCGGCACCTGGAGGAGCGTCTATAGAGACACGATCTGTAAGTAAGTTTTCATCATAGAATCTAACGCGACCAGTGGCTGTCTTAGCATCAGCTCTAGTAATACCAAAATCTGCTAATCTGCGTTCTAGCTTTTCTCCTCTAGCCGTAAAGATAGAGAATATAGCTAAGATTTGTGTCATCTGAAAGTAAGTCTCGTCATCCTCTAGGGCAGCTGCTTCTAGAATAGTACGAACTACTGAACCTACAGAGAAATCCGAGATCTCAGAATGATTTTGCACATAGGCAACGCTATCTGTCAAACATTCTTCAAAGGTTCTTGGTGTGAAGTCAGCCATGGAGAATTATATCTTTCTTACAGGAAACTTAAGATTTACTGCAGCTGCAGTAGAGGCTAATGTTACAGCGGCATTAACTAGTAATACATCTCCAGATGTAACAAAGTTTAACGAGCGAATATCCGTTATTCTAGTGTCGCTATTAAGCGTCTGCTCTACATCTATTCTAAATCCGGCCATTGTTGTTGGTGTAGCTTTAGTACCAATAGGGAAGGCTGCGCCAAAGAACGGATGCATAGGAAGCTCTCCACGAGTAGTAGAGAACTTTAACTTAACAGCCTGTGCAACGTTTGGGATACCCATTATGGTACTAATATCACCATCTTGATTGGGTGTGATATCCAACTGTTCTCCGCTTATACCTTCTTTGGTGACGGTTAAGCGCATGTCTCTACCGTAGGCTTGAATTACAGAAGTGCCGGGAAGTAAATCATTCACAGTATCAGTCTCCTTAGTAGACTTCTTCATGCTGGAAATTACACCAGACTCACTTAAATCTGCTGAGTTATTAATAGGATACAGTATCTGGTCACCAGGAGCCAAAACACCCGTACTCCTAACAGGAGATATAAAGGGATACTGCAGGCTGTTAAGAACAATCAAGGAATGATACTGCGCGCGGTCTCCTAATAGGCGGCCTGCAATACCTCTAATGTTATCTCCAGGCTGTACCATAGCCTGACCTAATCGCTGACCTAATGATTGATTTCCTATGAAAGAAGAGGTTCCTGATAAGCCTGGAGTCGTATTAACCGCAGAGCTCATATAGGCGTCAATACTCTTCTGCTTATCATCAAATGCAGTCTTTGACTGAGAGTCCGGTTGCATCTCTGGATCCGCTAGAATCCTCTCCGCTGCTCTCTTGGCTTTACGTAGTTGATTGATGACGATGTCGTGACCGGGCAATAGGTCAACTGCTTGCTCAAGATAAGTTTGTATATTATCGCGACACTGAATAAGATTAGCTCTAAACAAATCATCGAACCTCTTTTCTGACACGCGAACAGCTGATGCCCCCTGTACAACAGCAATCATAGGCCCTAGCACAAAGCTAGTGGCATTCAAGGGCAAACGAGCAAGACGATCAATGTGATTTGCAACTACTAGGAAGGAGTTACGAATCACAGCAGAAGATTGTTCAACGTGAGCAATAAAAGAGCGTAAGTCTTTAGAGAACTTTAGGGGGTCTTTCGTAAGATTCTTAATCGTACGATCCCATCTAGCTAACGTCTTGAAATCAATAGAGTATTCATAGGTCAAAGGACTTGAAGAACTCTGGTTAATATGAAAGTTTTGAGGCTCTACAATCCAATAATCAGCATCTTTTATGTTACGCCAAAGCATAACAATTTGACCCGATACTGCACCATTTTCCTTATACCATGCATAAAGCCTAAACATATTGCGCAGGAAGATAATATCATCATGCCCAATCGATTCATTCTTATTGTATGGAGAAGGAGTCTTGAGTAAGGAGCCGACTGTGCCTACAAGATTAGGAGTTGCCCCAAGCCCACCAATAGAGAGAGCCTGTGTAATATTACCGGATATTTTTGTATCTACACCGAAAAGCTTCAAGCTTTTTGAATCATTACGGTGGGGCCTGAAGCCTGTAGTACCTGAGATTCGGATGTCTTTAATAGGAGACCCTTGCGACTCTATGTACTTACCACCATTTTGAGTCATGGTAATACTAGTAGCAAAAGGCTCTCCCATTTCAAGCACCCTGGGAGGTAATCTAAATGCAAACTCTGGACTTAAGTTATCACCCGCTGCCGAAGCTGGCCCTATAGATAGTGGTACCTGATTCTTTAATACCTGACTAAAGGCAGGAGCATTAAGGTCTATAATAGCTATGTAGTATAAATCCTTAACGAAGGTCGACATTTGGGTCATACCAACTGCCGAAGCAGTTCTAACCGCAGGATCTACATTCGAAATATCTGGATTTTGACTCATATTTACTCTACATAAACTTTAGTAGCTGCCACATCTTGAGGTGCTGGAGCTGGGACCAATCCGGTCAGTGGACCTCCAGGTGCAGGTACAGTAGTTCCAGTGCCCGTAACAGGATCTGTTGTAACAGGCACTGGTAGTTTTACTGCCGCCATTAATGAGTTAACAGTAGCTATTAAAGCATTGAAGTTAGCCATAGTCGGTATGGTCTTAGCTGCTTTGTCAAATGCATTCTCCCCTAGATAGATACTAGGAGCTTCTGCTAGGAAGGCAGATTTGCTACTAAAGCTGATAAGCTCAGGGGCTACTATCGAGAATTCTGTCTTCGTAGCTCTTAGCTTAGTGTTTGCAGCGGTAGCAGGTGGCCTAGGACTACTGACTGGGTTTGGCTGAGGCAGGCTATCTTCATGAAGATTGCTAGAGCCTATTCCGTCTACCTGGGTGTCAAATGATAGTTCGAAGGTCTGCGAAGGCTTAATATAGGTTATTATACTACCTCCTTCATCAAAAGTCGAGCGAGGAAACCGGCCATCAGTACTTACAGCACCTAACTTAACCTTACACCCAGCCCTAGTAGTCGAAATGATCGTATTACCTTCAGCAGTAATAACGAACTCTATACCATTGGTACGCTTAAAGTACCTACCGCGCTGGTCTAGAGCCGTGCCTTTACTAGTACCCCATTTGGGGTTGCCCCGTCCACTAGTAGCTGGGTCAAAGTTATTATTAGGGTTTGGCCACCAGTTGGAGATAAAGGGTTCTTGTATCCTACTTTCTAGAAAGGATACTATACACCAATCTCCATCTAACTTATTTGGATCTACTTGAGAGAGATCCTCATCAACTACAACACCAGTTACTGCCTTAGTACTAGCTCGTGGGAAAGACTCTTCATAGTCATCTATTCCAGAAGCGCTAGAGGGAGGGATGACTACATGCTCCAGGATAGCACAATCCTCTACAAGCCAGACTTTAGCTTCTGCTAAAAACCCTCGGCGGTCATTCTTCTCCATAGTTGACCTATTTGAGGGATGATCCGAATACTTAACTTCTAAGATTATACCTTTTTTATTAGTTGAAAGGTCTTCAGTCAGATAATGATCTGAATCTCTTAACATTCCTCTTTGTAAAGGAGTACCGTCATCTTCAAATGGCATGCTTATTTCTTTATGTTAGAGGTATTCTTAGAGACTTTAGGAGTCTGCTGAACTTGAGTTAAATCTATAGACTGGTCTATTATTTCTTCTACACTAGCTCGTGTATTAAAATTACTTCCCAGGTCTAGACTCCCTCCAGCGGGGATGACAAGCTCGCTAGATATATTGGTATTAGAAAGCATCTCCGTGTCGGGATTTCTAGAGTTATCTAAATCCTCTGGAATAGAGCTATCAAACGTCCTGTCCGAAATAAACACTCCATTGCGTGCAGATTTGGGGCTGGGGAACGTAAAGAACTTACCTAGTCTACTATCAGTTTTTCGTTGCACGTCGTTATCACGTACACCAGCTAGATAAGGCAAAACGTAAACCGGAAATGGACTATTACATTGCCCTCTAGTGAGCGTTAAGCTGGTAGTCATCTTGTCTGGGAAAGACCACTCATGGTCAACTCCTTCAACATAAAAACTAAGGGGCCTAATCGGATCATTGATATCTAGACGATAACCTACTCGTATCTCAGGAGCTCCCCTCATACTAATATTTCCAGAGAGATACTCTATATTATGTTGATACCAGTGGTCATCTAGTAGACCCCAACGGGCAATCTGAGAACGTGTTTTAGAGTTATCTACATTGGAAGAACGTGTAGTACTAGCTTCTGGAGCATCTATCTTATCTAACTCTTCTTCATTAGGAACAACATTATCAGTAACTTCGTTTTCTTTATCATCACCGTTAGGATTAAATACTTCTTCTGTCTCTATGTTTATACCATGATCTAAGAAAAATACCTTAGGATTGATACTGTTTAGTTTAGCAAGCGCATCTGGTGTTAGATCTGTAGGTTTCTGGGCGGCTAAAGCAGTGCGTTCGGCTGGCGTTATAGGAGGTAGTTCTGCCTCTGGAACTTCTACCCTGCCTGTTAGAAAAACTGGAGGAGGAACGCCTATCTCCGTTGTTTTAGACGGATATCCTTTAATGATTTCAAAATGTAAATGAACACCTATGTTTTTACCCCAGTCCAGTTGTACATTTTTAGCATCTTTACCTCTAGTTTTACCCATTTTACCTACTACTGTGCCTTTAGTAATAGGAAACGAAGTCATGCGTCCTGCTCTTAGCAGATCTTTTGAAACAGCATTAGGTATAGCAAAGTTCTTTTCTGGATTGTGTGACTGAGCCAATAGGTCAGCAGATATCTCATGCAAATGAGCATACACACTAAAAACAGTCTCGCCTTTATAGAGAGCATTGTGCTTAATGATAACAGTATTACCATAGCCCTTAAACTGGGCAGTGCCCGAGCGAGCCACTGCAACCACTATACCATCTGCAACAGCCATTATGGGAGTGTCTAAAGCACCTCTGATATCTTGTCCATGATGATATCTCCAAGAGGGGGGATTATCATTAGGTCTAATACGCCATCCATAAGGAGATGAAGCGTCAGACAAAGTAGGATCTACTGGAAAACCAACGGAACCATCATTAACTCCCGGAGGTTCTGGCGTAGGTTCTGAATCATAAGGAGCAGCTATATCACCTGCGCTAGGAATATTTGTCTCAGCAAATCTTGCAAAGCTGGTATTCAGCTCCCTAACACGCAACCCATACCTAGCAATACCTATTGAACTCACAATAGGCAGCAAGTCATGCATATAAAACTTACTATCTTCGCCTAGCAATCCGTCAGAAATATACTGTGTTAGATTGTAATGCTCATGGTCTGATCTTCCTAGGTTTGAAGAAAAGATCTCCGTAGGAGATATAACAGCAACGTCTATATGCTTATAAGCTATGCCTGCGGATTCACCTGCCTTTGTTCTAGCATTATCTTCTAAGTTTATATTCTCTACTTGTATGACATGCCTACCCTTAACATTGGGAGCATCTGAGAATATAGCGCCAAACTGAACTTTACCAACCGCTGCCTTCGTACCCTTCTTACCTTCTAAACTAAGTTTAATATTGCTGGCATCTAGAAATTGTATTGTCGAAAAGGGATACTCTCTAAAGATAACGGAAGGTACATACTGAATGCCTGGAACATGTCCGGCATCTAGATTATGCCCAATTTCATCAGGTGCTCTAGACCAGTTATTGCCTCCTGCTAGAGCTACTTTATTATTAAAGATAACAGGTCGCAGGTCAAAGAATAGCTCGTTAACATTCTCATTAGACTGCGCCATAAGGAGGCTCATTATACTCCCTTGCTTTTGCCAAATTGTCACATCTTGACAATACCCGTCAATAGCTTCGCGTTCTACAAGGGTAAAACAATCTAATACATCCATTAAAGTAGTTTGAAAAGATGGAGCAGTAGTACTTAGTACTCCTTTGAGTTGCAACTGAAAGTCAGTTGATAAAGTCTTAAACTTCTTAACTACTACAGAAAGGGCTTCGTTAGCCGCTTGCCTATCCACTGAAGAAGTGCTTTCAGGAATAACGATCCCAATATCTTCTGCGGGAATCTTTCCACTAGCAATCGTACTCACTTGTTGCAAAAAGTTTACAGTAGGTATGCCATTAGGGACAACCTTAAGGATATCCTTGGAGATACGGCCTACTACGAACTCTGCTCTTTTCTGTCTAAAGATATCCTTAGTATTTGCAGTATAGCCTTTAGGTAGATAAAACTGTGACGAAGCTCCAAGCATTACAAATAAGTTATTTAATAGAATATCTGGAGGTGATCCTGTGGCGGCTATTCCTTTTGTTCTAAGAGCCACACCAGCTGCGTTGGGGGTACCTATCCATTCAGAATCGAAATCCTTTCTATCTTGCTGAACATAAGGATTAAAGTAAATCATCGTCTTCTCTAACGCTTTAGCGAAGTCAGAGCAGACTACTGTGTATGTAGTGTTGGGTGTACCTTCATCGCCTATAGAACAGTTCTCCTGTACTCGATCTATGAAGCCAAAAAATACACGAGTCCAACCGTCTAAGTTTCCTCGGTCTATATATAAGTTAATATAGTCACCAGGAAAAATGAGATTAAGATAGTTCTTATCAGGCACAAAAATAGCAGACATCGTACCAACACCCTTAATGGTCTTGCTGGTAGATATAGACTTCACCTGTTGAGTTAACACTATAGGCTGTTCTCTATTATGACTGTGTATAACTATCTTTACTTTCGTACGAGCAAAGATAATGTCTTTAAGATACCCGTCATGTCTATCGTGTATAGCTGACATTTAAGGTTTTACTCCATTACCTTTACCGCCTCTGTTTGTTGCAGATTTTAAGCTGCCTGTTTTGTTAGTTGGGGCACTGGCAGCCGGTTCTGGTTTAAGCGCTTTCTCAACCTTCTTCAGTCCCTCAACATTAGCTTTTCCATCTGGTGTAAGACCTGCAGCTTTATTCTTAGCAGCTTCAGCTTCTTGAGCTGCTCTGGCTAAAGCACGATCAGCTGCAATTGCTGCTCTCGTACGCTTATTTTCTTCTTCTTGTTGTGATTGATATTTCATTGCTACTTTAGTAGTGTTTGAAACAGACTTACCTATTATTTGTGCATGACCACCAGAAAGAACCTGCCCAGCCTCGTCAAAGCCTGAAAGGTCTTCGTTGTTTTTACCAGAAATAATACGTCTCGCACGACTTTTCTCATTGGCAGCTGAGGCTTCAAGTAGCTGAGCGCGTGCATCTTTTTCCTCCATAGTACCTGAACGCACTTGCCTAACTAAGTCTTTTACTAACTTCTCAGCATCGTATTCAGCTTGTTCCGCTGGAGTCATTTTATCCCGCGTTTTACCTCCAAACCCAGGGATATTAGGAATAACCTCTTTCCAAAAATCATAAGCATCAGTAACAGCTTCAGCTACTATCTCTACAGTTCTAGCAATAATATCAAGAGATTTAACAGCTAGTGGCCAATATTTATCAATCATGTCGTTAGTAGATTCTTGTAAATCGTTTAGATCATCTACAACTAAATCTCCTTGGTCTACTAACTTTGCTTGCCGCCCTGATTGAATTACAGCCTGTTCAGATAGGTCGCCTTTTAGAATGTCAACCATTTGCTGTTCTAGAGGCACAGCTCCTGCGGTTAGCTTCTCTATTTTTTTCTGAATTGTGGCGGCATCGCCTGTTAAATCTAATATTTGCTCCATGATATCATAGGAGAGTCCAGTCTGAGCGCTACCAGCCATTACTGCAGATTCTGAGTTGCCACCATAGCGATACTTTAAGTTCTCTAACATTTTCATCATGTTACCAGAACCCTTTTCACCAGCAAAGCCTTGTTGCATTTGCTTCATGGCTTCATAGTAACTAGTGGTACCTCCTGGCGTACCAAAGCCCATAGCGCTTAGAGACATGGCTTTTCCGGCAGCACCGCCACCGCTCATAAAACCTTGCTCTAGTTGAGCTAGTACTTTAGCACCTCTAGCACCTTGTAAACCAGATTGTCCACTGGCATCCAAAAAAGATAAAGATTTAGCATATTCAGCGCCAGTGACATTTCCTGCAGTTCTACCTTGGGCGCCTTCTACTAAGCTGGTTAAGCCTTCGAGGTATTCTCCAAAACGTCCTTTTTCTAATCCATTAGCAAATGCATTAGTTAAAATACGTTCTAGGTCTCTCTTCGATTCAGCACTACCTTGACCTCCACGAGCTTGTAAACCCATGAAGCTTGTAGCCTGTCCCATGTCTAACATTCCGGCACGCGCAAACTTCTGACCTTCTATGACTTGATCTCCTCGACCAGTAGCTCTAGACATGGCAGCTGCTTGCGCATAAGTTTCTTGCGGGTCATAGCCGGCGTCCACACCAATTTTACCGATATCTTTAAGGATTTCCCTAGTAGCTATAGTCCTGTCTCCAGCGAGATTAATCCCAGAGGCTCTAAACTGAGAAGCGGCAGCTCCGGCATCACTAACACGCTGAGTAAGAGCACCCACAGCCATGCCAGCGACCTTAAGGAATCCTCCTTTTAAGCCATTGAACATGGAACGTCCAACACCACTACCGCCTCCACCTCCTCCTTCAACCTGAAGTTTAGTCTTATTGATATCAGTGTATAAATCAGCTACTTCAGATAACTGCTTACGCTTCTCTTTATACTCTTTAGAGTTAAGATTGGTGATTTTTTTCATCTCACCCTGACGTTTACTCATCAGTTTGAGAAGTTCTTTTTCGTGGTTTACAGCATCTTTGGCAACAACCTTATTAAACTTATTCGCTTCTTTAGCAAGCTTCCTTAGATCTTTATCTTGTTTACCGCCAGCTTTTTGCTGGTCTTTCAAGCCCTTATTGAACTTATTGGCATCAGTACTAGCCTGTTTGAGATCCTCTCGAAACTCCTTTGCCTTGAGAATTAACTCTACTTCTACTTTCTCTGTAGTTGATGCCATGACGTACTACTTTCCTAAGAGTCCATGCTTTTGAGCTTTAGCTTTTTCAAATCGCTTAATGATAGCTTCCTTTGATTTCTCTGAGAAAGCAGCCCACATATCTATGTCTTCACCATTAGCAATTTGTTCTTCCCAGTCATCGATTAGGTCATCGCCAGTATCTTGGAATTGAATCTCACCCTTATCGTTGCGATGTACTTCCATTGGATTTCTAGAGAAAACATCTTCATACCACTGGATCAAAAGCTCTTCTTCAATCTGATCCTGGAATAAATCAGACGTCCAGGGAATATGATACTTCGTTGCCCACCAACGTTCCAGGCGTTCCAGAGTTGTGGGGTCCACTACCCGTCGTGCCGCTTCCTTCTTGACTAGAAGAACCAGTTCCTGCGGATCCTGATACTTCTGGTTTGACGTTGCGAAACGTATTCTGGAAGTCGTTCACCGCCTTGAACATGGCTGCAAGCAGGCCCATATCATAGTTATTTTCACCAAGCCACCAACCGGGGGCAGAGGTGACGCCCCGTTCTACAACAGCGATCATGTAGTTAATGGTATCGGCTGACTCATCAATACCCTGGCCATTGTCCTCATAATGAAAACCACCATTTAATTGAGTCTTACGCACTGCAATAGCAGTCTTGTCTTTAATACTAAAGCGCTTGACGCCTACAGGACCTGCGTAATGAGTGCCGTCTTCTTGTGAAGTAAAATCAATCTGTACTATTTTTTGTGTGTTTTGCTGCATTAGTTTCTCCTAAAGTTACTAGCGCGGAAGTGCGCGAAACTTACAAAGAAAGGTATAAGTCATTATACCCGAAAAGGCAAGGAAAATCAAAAACATTACCCCGGAAAGACCCTGCTATATTTCCTATCTAAATAAACTGTGGAATTTCCATAGAGCTCTTCAAGAATCATCTTTCCTGGTGTCAGTCTTCCTACTCCAGCACATCTGGCAGGACTTCCATCATTATTATTGTCCCATTCTGAAATGTGTACTCCTGGATACGTTTTTTCTAGAAAATCAATGAACTGCTGGAGAAATACCTCTGAAGCACTCACAACACTAAATCTGTAACCTGTTTTACTTATAGTACCGTCTCCGTCTATAACGCCTCTCCAAAAATGCTTACTATCGAGTAGGCAGGCAGCAGCCTTAGCGGTAAATGTTTTGCGTTGAGTTATTCCGTATTCTTCTAGTTTTTGAGTTATGTGCTTGGACGCAAACTTAACTTTATAGTACTTTCTATCTTTTTTTACTGTACATGTTAAGGAAAAATTAGCACCTAGAAACTTAAGATACTTTTCTAAATGTCCTTTATCTTGTTCTTGTAGTTCTAAAATTACTTGAGGATTACTGTCTTTAGGATAGAATATAGTACCATCAGTTATTAGCATTCCTATCCAGTAGGCTGCTTCTTCTGTTAAGACATCAAAAACATGTTCGTTTACAGTATTTATTGGAACAGGTCTATAAGGATTATAAGAGATATCTCCATCCCTAAAATCTCTAATACCTCGTACTATAGTAGGAACTGTGACACCAAACTGTTTAGCTAGCTTAGCACATGAACTGCCACTTTCATTTTCTTTTGAAATGCTAGCCCAGTCAAAGTTGGCCACTACAGCTTTCTTATCGTTTGCAGAAGCTCTGAGCTTAGTTCTCTTACCTAGTTGGTAGCCTACAGTACCTTGAACTAGATTATACTTTTCAGCAAGCTGCTGCTGTGTAGCACCGTCTTCGTACTCCTTGACTAGTTTATCCCAATCTATGTCTTTTGTTGCAGTAGTGTTGGCTCGTCTCTTGACCATAAAAAACTCCTAGAACTTATAGTAAGTGCTAGGAGTATTAATGTCAACTCATCTTTGTAGAAATCTAGACGGGATTCTCCGATTCGTCGCTAACTCTAATGGCAACGAAGCCGACTGACTGTTGCACAATTCCCCTAGCGGTTATGTCGGAACTGACGGAGTTTGTCTTTACACCAGTGAACAATGCTACCGTGTTACCAGTTACAACATCTTGAATCGCAGCTTCTAAATCCCCCGCAGTCAAGATTTCATTAAGTAAAGGAAACCATTGGTTCCGTTTCACAGACTCTCCAACAACTCGAAACATTTGTGCACTAAGAGTTGTACGATAAGCTACCGGAACAAATTCGGCCACCTCTAATAGACTCAAGACATCCACTGGCTCGTAATCAATAGTCTCCTCAAATGATACGCCGCCAGCAAAAGCTACAGGAATAGAGTTTAGAAGGAAAATTGAACGAGCACCAGAGAAGGTACCGCGCTTTCCATTTTGTAATTTTGGATAGCTCACGCTCGGGTACGGATATGGAGTATGTTGCATTGATTACACTCCCTTCCTTGGAAAGAGATAACTATCTTTTACTTGTATCATCTTAGTTACGCTTCCTCCCCTGGAGGGGGATATTGATCAAAATTATGGAGAGACCACTACGATAGAAGCAGACCCCACATGCC